ACAACGTATGGAAACCCGTCTGCCATAGGGAATTGCTGCATAAAAGCAGCGCGACTAATGTCATCTCCCACTGTAACATTACTATAAGTTACCTTTGCTCTTTCAAATAGTTTCTTCAAGGTTGTGCAATGACTGCAACCAGGACTAGTATACGCTGTAATATTTTTCATGTTGTTATTGTATTCTCCGTCACTATTCCAAATAAAAAATGTGATTGTTAGTCTAGTAGTATCTATACTATCACCAAACAAATGGTCTGGTCCATGTAAATGCTTACCAGAATACGCTAGTAGTCTATTATACACGTTAGGGACACACTCGTCAAGCAAGCATGTCCCTGTGTTTTCTGGTGGGTCTGGCGTGAGATAAATGATGCCAGCAAAATCACATGGGTCTTGATGCCATTTCATGTCATGAAAATTATCTATCTCATCCATTACTCTCTTCGGAGTGCAATGAAAATAAACTTCACTCCTATTGATTGCCCTTCCTGTTGCTTCTTCACCTGTAGAATAAATCTTTGAAAGTATTTCTCCTTCTAGTTTATTCTCAATAGATAATTCTTTACTCCGATATCCTCTCCAACCATCTGTTGGTCCAGGTCCCTCATAATCTTTTCTTGCAAGAGCATACTCTCTATAGATTGATGGGTCGTCAAAGTAATTATCTAATATTATCATGGATTTGTAGGGTCTATTCCCAATTCATTTAAGTAATCAATCCACCATGGTGGGTCTTTTCGTTTCCATTGAGGGACAGGACGACCTTGCTCAGAATACCACTCAGACAAAGCATCATCGATAGTCTGTGCGATGTGTAAATTCTTCTTCCTCTTCGTCAACATCCTCATATGGATTGTCCACGTAGGGTCCTCGTTTTCGTAAAGGTTCTCGTCTGACATAATCAGTTTCGGAATTTACAGCAGAGACCCATACCGCTAGTTTCATTATTATGAATATAATAATCAGTGGTGCCAAGCACACAAATAATACTAGTGGTTTCATTTATGTTTTCCAGTGAAAGGTTACCAAGTGCTCTCATCCGTATTTATATATCGCTACATAAATCATTCTTGAATAATTGAAAGCACAAAAAGAAATACTCCAAAGAAACAATAAAGAATAATGATTCCAAATTCAAGTGGGATATGCACAGTTTAAGCTCCACGTTATACTTATAAGTATACAACAAAATAAAAGTAGACTAGAAAAGATAACGTGTTTCATTTTACTTTAAGTAATGCCAGGGGTCATCATTATGTAAACAAGAATTGGGATGTATCCAGTCGTTATTTAATTCCTGGATTTGAATACGCAATTTCATGTTTTCTAATTGCAACTTGAGGTTTTCCTCTTTCAAATGTTTAATTTGTTTCTTGGTATTCATTTTTATTCTTCCATAACTCTAAAAAATATCTATCGACTTGATACAAATCCTTACCAGGAGGAATTTTATCAATGTCTTCAGACCACTCTATGCAGAGTGATTTCATCTCACATGTTATTCTATTTGGTGTAAACATTCTAGCGAATGATGACATGGCAAACGCATGTCTCATTTTAATGCGCTGTTCCATTTCCGTCATATTTGTCACTCTCATAGTAGACATTTTCACCCTTTCTGTACCCGAAATATGCGGTGGCACATATAAAGGGTAGTGATCCGAATAGTAAGACATGTGCTAGGGTCATATTCCTGGTTTGGGTTGTGGAAATAAGTGATAGGGTCCTGTAGGTGCTGCAAGTTTTGCTTCGATAATACGACAAAGGCGAGCGACTTGTTTCGGATCAGATCCACAGGGAGCATTTTCTAAACATCTGAGCATTAGTAAGTCATCACTAATGGGTTGTTTAATCGTAAACCCCCACTTGTCTACCTTCTCGTTTACTGGTGCCTCTACATTAACGGACATCATGCCCCCCAAACATTGCTCTCATACCATTCAGAACCTTGGCAGTGAAAGCACCAAGACGGCGCGACTCAAAACGTGCAAACAACGCACTGCTGATGACAGGAGCGGGTACACCAAGATCCACAGCAGCGTGGACAGTCCAACGACCCTCACCAGAGTCTGATACTCCCCCATTAAACTTGCTAAGCTCTCTATCGCTGCGTAATACATTAGCGGTAAGGTCAAGTAACCAACTACTAACAACGCTACCCCGACGCCAACACTCAGCAACCTTAGCAACGTTAATGTCATAGCAATAATCTTCTGGACAATCCATCGGGGCGACTTCTGCATCTCCTGCTTTGACATACTTAGCACCTGCATTTGCTTCATGGAGAATGTTGAATCCCTCTGCATATGCTTGCATGATTCCATATTCAATTCCATTGTGTACCATTTTTACAAAGTGACCTGCACCAGCCTCTCCACAATACATCCATCCGTATTCTTCTGGATACATAACATATCCACCATCACCTGACTGACGTGGGGCGGCATCGATGCCTGGGGCGAGTGCATCAAAGATTGGACGACAGCTATCGACTGCATGACTTCCGCCACCAACCATAAGACAGTATCCACGGTCAAGGCCATAAACACCACCACTAGTGCCACAATCAAGATACGCGATGCCCAGTTTTGCAAGACGCTCTGCCCGTCTCCGACTGTCCTTAAAATTGCTATTGCCATGATCGATAATAATATCTCCTTCACTACAATGTCGTAGTAACTCATTGATAGTATCCTCCACATTTTCTGCTGGCACAACCATCATGAAGATACCTGGTTGAGGAAATCTTACAGTCTCACCAGATTTTTCTCCATACAATTCTTTTGTTTTAACTACATAAGCAAGATTTTCAATAGAGGTTGTGACTCCAGTAAAGTATCCTTTTTCATACTGCTCTTCAGCCTTTGTGTAATTATTTCGATACCCATGGACTATATGTCCTGCAGCAATCAAGCGGCGAGACATACCCTCACCCATACGACCAAGACCAATCATTCCAACTTTCATGATATCTAATTAATTAACGTGAACAATACCAGTCATACCTGCGCCCTGGTGAGGACCGCAGAAGAAGTTATAGTCTCCTACGTCAGCAAATACAACATCTTGTGATTCTCCAGGAGCAAACAGTAATGCTTCTCTCGAAAGATCTGGACGTGCCTCAACAATAATATTGTGAGGAGGTAGTGATTCATTAATAAAATGAACCGTATCACCTGCAGAGATTGTGATCTCATTCGGTGAGAATGCTAGGTTGCCATTAGCACCAATTGATACATCTACTGCCCATACAGGAGCAGCAAAAAATAGCGTAATTAGAAACGCAAATAAAATTTTCATAATTTTCCTACAAATTGATTTTTAACCATGGTAACAGTGGTGGGATTACTCCAATGAGTCGAAGTAAACCCTCAGCAAAAAGTGCGAGAACAACCCAACCAACACACATACTAATAATTCCAGCGTTACGATTATGCTTTCGTATTGCATCGTCAATCATCTCCTGACATTCTTCTTTAGTAATACCGTTAGGAATCCCCATGTTGCTTTGCATCCTCCCAGTCTTTCTGGAAGCGGTCAAGACCATCGCGAGTCAACACATGGTCATACATTGCCCAGAATACTTTCGGGGGCAGTGTAGTGACATCAGCGCCATAAGCATAGCACCTAGCGACATGGTGGACATCACGAAGAGATGCTGCCAGAATTCTAGTGGACATTCCTTGTGTCCTATACGCAATTGAAATTGCTCGCACAAGCTCTACACCACTAAAAGAATTATCATTACAGCGTCCCACAAAAGGAGAAACATAAGTTGCTCCTGCTTTCGCTGCAAGTAATGCCTGCGCGACGGAGAATATTAATGTCACATTTGTCTTAACACCCTTATGATATAAGGCTTTACAAGCAATCAATCCCTCAACTGTGCAAGGGAGTTTAATAGTTATTGCTTCTCCTAGAGCAATAAATTCTTCAGCCTGCTCAATCATTTCGTCTGCAGTATCTGCCACTACTTCAGTAGAGATACTCTCAAATTGAGGGTAGTATGCAATCAAGTCTTCAGCAACATCAGAAAGAGACCTACCACTCCTAAGAATCAACGTTGGATTGGTAGTAACCCCATCAATCAAACCAGTCCTAGCCGCATGAGCGATTTCAGACATGTCAGCAGTGTCGAGAAAAATTTTCATAGTGAATTAATATACAACTTTATTTAACTTGGTAACTTTTTTATAACAGAAATGTATCCAGGAATCAACACAATACATTGAATACACAAACGTTTCTTATGTTGCCTGGTGATGTGGGGACTAGAGCATGATAATATTTTCCATCAAAACATATAATTTTTCCCTTCTTTGGTATTGATTCATATTTAATTTTAAAATCAGAAGTATCTACATCATACTTTGGTTCTCTACCTTCTGAATATTCTTCATCAAATATAATTGTATTACCATCAGCATCATCCAAATATAAAAGGATAACATAATGCTTTCCAAAATAATCTATATGTGGGTCTGTATGCTTATAACCTGGCACATGATATGTCAAGTTAAGACAACCTCTAACAGGGGCACCATATGGCAATTGGTTTTTATCAAGAAAATTATAAACAATTTCCCAAAAAAATTCAAACCATGGAGAGCAAGGACCAGATTCTCTTTCCATTAAGATGTGAGAAAACTGGGGAAACTTATTACTTGTAGACCATGGACACCAATAATAAGGCACATCTCCTCGATAGTCTACAGGTCCACCCGCAAATAACGTATCATAAAATATAAGTTTATCTGGGGCAATCATGTCTTCAACAATTATTTCAGACATAAAAAAGGAGGTCTTTGACCCCCTTAGTATACAATAAAAAACCACCCCCGTCAAGGAGTGGTGGTCGGTCTAGGAGGTGGTCTGAATGGACAGTCTGGACATCCAGCACCACAACATCCTCTACTCATGAGTCCTGAAATAGTTTTCAATTGCTTCAATGCGTTCTTCATTGTGTGCAATGATATCAAGTTGGTCTTGAATAGCGGCGAGCACATCAGGATGCTCACCAATACCTACAGGATTGTGTAGGTATACTTCTACATTTGCTTTTGCTTTTTTGATACTACCTTCAGCCTCGGCACGAAGGGCATCAAGAATATTGTTTCTGAGATCGCAAGACATAATAATTTTTTGTAATTTGGATTATTTATTGTATAAGTCTTCCAGTTTTTCTCTGGATAGATC